TCAACAACTGTTACTGGAGTATATGCTGCACTGGTTATAGGTAATCCAGTGTTAATACCAGCGTTATTAACGAAGAATAAAGCATCTGATGTATCAAATGAAGCATATTGAGTATTTTGAGCATAATCAATTTTAGTTTCAGTTCCACCACTCGAAACTCTGGAAACAATTTTTACATCAATTGTACTATTTCCATTTGCTGCATCTGTACTAACGCCAGTAATGATTCCTTTTAGGTATCCACTAAATCCAGTTGTTGTTCCAGCACCAGGAATAGTTACATTTGTTAGGACTGCAGTTACACCAAATCCAATTTGAGCTCCTGCTAGAGATGCGCTTATTGTATTAATTCCAATTATTTGGTCTGCTAAGTTATCAATAACACAAACCTTTAATCCATTTGCCCAAGAACCAGGGTTCTTTGCAGCATATGTAAAGTTTGTTCCATCTTCATGATTATTTTGATAATCATCATAATTTTCAATTTGAAGTGCATCGGTCGCCGCAATTCCAACACCAGCATTTGCATTATTGAGGTCATCATCCCCCACTCTAACAACTTTGAGGATGCCTCCATATGACAAGTATGATGCTGCACTCATCCAGTATTCGTATTGTGCGTCAGTTGAAAGTGGTTTACCAAATACATTGATAAGATCTATTTCTGTAGAAATGTCAATTGGCACGTTCACAGGTCCAATTCTGAATGGTCCAGCAATTGCACCGATATTATCTAAAACATTATCAGCTCTTCCTACAGTTAAATCAACCTCTCTGACTAATACGCCTGGAGATAATTGAGGAGTCGCCATTTTTTTCTCCGTAATTCTCAGTTTATCTATCAATTATTTAGAATTTATACTATTTTGATAGGGGAAACTAGCCGTGAATTAATTACCAATCAGGATATTCCCATTTAGTTGATGAACTAGGATTTTTTTTTCTTTTCATAATTCTTTTAATCGTACAATCTTTACATTCATAAGAGTATGAAGAAGAAACTGCACCTCTATCCTTACGAGTTCTATAAAAACCATCCACCAAATTTTTTGTTTCTCCACAAACTCGACACTTTCTATCTACTAAAAGCAAATGTCCTAATTTTATTTGCTTATCAAGTTCCATTTACATATACTCCCACATATAAGCCCGATCCCCATATTCATCTGCAAACCATCGGTCTCCTTCAGAATCAACAAAACTAGAACTATCAAAACCATCTGATACAAATCCAAATGGTGCCATATCTTGTTCTATTTGATTTTTTTGTTCTTCATAAAGTCTCTTACGAATATCTTGATCAGTAAGTTCTTTAAAGTAATCTTGACAAACTAACCAAGCATAGATGACAAGACACATTGCCAAGTCATCATTACATCCCTCTTCTGCCTCAAAAGAATTATGTTTCGATATGAATGTCGTGAGTTCTGAAATAATTTCATAATCTTTAAACAACAATTTGTCACTTTCAATCATTGTTTTAAGATTAAGAGATCCAATTTTTTTTACAGTTTTGGACATCTTGACACCAAGTTGAGTTTTCTTTCCACTAAACCCCTGTCCAACAACTTGCCCCGCTCTTCCTCTCATAGAACACATAAGAACATTTTGATATTCCAAGTCATAATGAAGTAATGATGCAACCTGGTCGCCAACATCATTGACCTCACAAAGAATATATGCACCGTTGTAATTTTTTGCTACCTCGTAAATTATATTTGGAAATAACATCGGTTTGATTTCATTGTTGCGATATTTACTAACTACCTTATGTGGAAATGTTGTAATATCAACTACAATGAAAGCAGAATAATCTTCACCAACGCCTCTAGCAACATCAACAGTAATTACATAATCATGATTTTCAATAGATCCTTCGTAAATATCTAATCCCGCATTTGTTTTAATTGGCTCTCCATAAACAAAACTTTTAAGTTTACTTGGAGCAATTAAAGTGTCTATAGATCCAAGAAATTCACACTCAAACTCAATTTTAAATTGTTGTTCTGATGTATTTGCGATTGTTTGTGCTTTCCATTTTTCATCTCTTCCAGGAACCTCAGACCAATGCACATCTGTTGGAATATATTCATTTCTATTTTTTTCTGCATCATGCCACATACGGTAGAAGTGATTCATACCATGTGGAGTAGAAACTATAATAACTTTTGTGTTTTTACCAGAAGTAATAGTAGGATAAACAGATGCGAAGAATGAATCTGCAATATGATTTGGAACGAAAGCAAATTCATCAAGAAATAGAATGTTAAATGACATACCTCGAACAGCACTTGCAGATGTAGAAGCTGCTAATATCTTACTGCCATTTTCTAATTCAATGTTTCCCTTGTTCCACACAAGAATGCCTTGCTGCATCCATTTCGGTAAATTCTCATAAGCAGTTGCCAGTCTACTTAACAATTCCCTTGCAGTTGCAGCTTTGTTTGCCAAGATACCAATATTTACACTATCATTAAAAATAAGATAATGTAAAAGATATGCAATAACAGTCGTGGATTTGCCAGTCTGTCTCGGCATTTTACAGATGTTAAATCTGTTTTCGTGAAAATTGTTAATTAACTTCTCTTGAAAGTGATATGGATCAAATCCAACAAGACCTTCATCAAGACTAACAATTTTTATATAATTCTTTGCAAAATAAACTGGATTATCTTTACAGTTGACAAACTCAAGAACTTGTTCTTGAGTAAATTCAATTTGTGTATTTGCTTTTTTTAAATTTGGATTGCCAAGATATACATTATCAGACATAATAAAACCTACTTACTAACTACAATTCCAACGACGCAGTGCTTTATTGATTCTTGAATCTGGATCTCTTGATGTTTTTGCAGAGGTAAGTTTCGATTTCATACCTTTCATTCTACTGCAAAAATTAAGACGACGTTGTGCTCTTTTACCTGTTGGTTTTTTTTCCGTTACAGCAGTTTGTAATTTGGAACCTGGATTTTCACTGCGATATGCTTTTACGGCAGCAGAACTTAATCCATCAGTTTTATCTTGACGATTAACTTTTTGCCAATCTTCAGTATGCAAAAACTGCTCTCCTGGTTTTATATCAGAAACTTGATATGATTGAACCTTTGCTCCGGGATAAACTTTTTCAATTTGATCTTGAACTTCGCTTCTACTTGGTTTTGTAATTTGTGGAAAAAACATCTTCATCATATAATATTTGCCTCTCCAGTTCAAAATTACAAGAATAATATTTCCAGTTTTTGCAGGAATACGAACTGCCTCATCTACAATATCCGGACATTCTTTTTTACCGTGCATAGGGCACTCATCACCTTTATAAGTGTGGTTACATGTATTCTTTTCTTCTGTTTTCACGCAGTTTGGATATCTTTTTCCAAACATTGTTTTCATACCTTTCTTTTTATAACCAGGCCAACACTTTTCATCAAGTACTTTGCTTACTAAAGATTCTGGTTTGATTAAATCTATAAATTCATATTCCATTGCTTTAAATTCATTTCTCCAATTGGAAAACTCATAACTTTCTGATTTATTACCCCAATTAGCAGCACCAACTTTGCGACACTTTACAAGTGCTCCAGAGGCATACGCAGACGGCCAAACAGAATATCTTGACTTTACTTTATGATAACAAGCATCCTTTGTCCCACTACCTTTACTCTTTTTATCAGACTCTTCGGACATCTCATTACTGTCCATATAGTCTGCTGCAGTATCAATGTAATCTGCTGCTTTGGTGATTTTAGATTGAACCCATGCAGGCAATTGTGCGTCACCTTTTTTAATATTTTTTCTTAATTTTTTAACAGCACTATTAATTGTATCCATCTCTGTGCTTGCCATATATCCTTCTTCATCCCTTTCTTTTCCATCAGCAATTGCTTTGTGATTTTCGTTCATTTTCTTTTTGGGGGAATCTGTGGACACATAAGTTGGCTTTGCAGCACCTGATTTTGATTGCTGTCCTGGATCTTGTTCTCTTTTTCTTCTTACCGCAGATGCTATTTGTCCTTTACTCATACTTGCTAATTTAGATCTTGAGAAACACTTTGGAGTTTTGGTTTCTCCTGGTTCGTTAGCACATGGAGATCCATCTGACTGCACCCAACCAGATTTACCATCTTTTGATTTAGATTTACCAAACCAATCACGAAGACCTTCTTCTTTAACGCAGTTTGGAACAATTCTCTTTCCTTTCTTTTTCATTCCAACTTGCTTATAACCAATCCAACATGCTTCATCTACAGTATGTCCATTTTCTTTTGCAAGCATTCCAGCAGGATCAATCATAAATCCTGCAGGAATTGGTTTACACTCTTTGTTAGTAAAGCAATAATAATATCCTGGTTTACACTTTTTGGATTCAGATTCTTCGTTCATTTTTTTTGTTTTTTCTTTCATTGAATTAATAAAACTTCTAAAAATTGCAGACTCTGAACTTTT